CAGTATTACTGACTAAAGTTAATGAACTCGTCAAGGTCCACAAATGGATCCCAGGTATAATAATCGCTGGTATACAACTGATCGGCCTTGGTGGCATCACCGCCTTGGAATCCAATGGCATCATTCATGCCAGGATAAGTTATGACATTTTTAATGTTTTGAGTGTCAGGCTCAAGGCTGATTACTCCTGGCTCCAGTTGGTAATCTTGTCTGGTGACATCTGGCTCAACCACATACCGATCATTGGGGTTTACGCCAGGCCCTACTGTGCGACCAATGAAACCTTGTGTCTTTTTAAACTTGGGCTCTTGAACCATTTGATCCAGGGTGGCAGCCAAGAACTGCTTGTTAACTGGTGTTCTAAAAATCTCTGGTAAAAAATCAACTGATCTGGTTCGTGCCATTAAATTACTCCGCTGCCTGGGGCAGTACGCAAGTTGGTGCTGGTCAATGCTTCAATTACATCGATATTGTCAATGGTTGCACCATTGGCAAAAATTTCGTTTGGTTGGCTGCGTATTTCATACAGGTCACCAAAACTCTTTTGTTGGTCTAGAGGTACTAGTACCACTGAACTAATGATGCTGCCCAGTTGACTGTGCAAGTATGCTGCCAATTCTGAGAAGTAAAATGTGTCACCAAAATTCCATTTATCAATGCTGAAATACGCATTCATCTCTGCCAACACTGAACTTTTAATTTCGCTGGTGCTGGCTGTGCTATTTTGAGCACGAATAACTTTGATTGTGGCACGTAGTTGTTGCGCCGCTTTGGGACCAAACAGCGGCTTGAAAACCACTGAGTTGACCACAATGTTGTCAGAGATCATTTTGTAATCTTCAAGCCCTTGATAGTCTGTACTGAGTTCGTTGATGGTAGGCATGTCTGGTTCTATCACTGTTCCAGTGGTATCACGCAACCAGTTTTGATAGGCAGTGTAGTAACTTTGAGTGACCACGTAAAGATCAATAATGTTAGTGGTGCCTGGATCAATTCTATTGGTCAATGGCGAATTGTGTCGGTATTGGAAATACAAACTTTGTCGACCTGTGCGAGCAATCCATCCTGATACGCCGACAATGGTGCGAACCCCAATGGTACTAATGCTAAGTTGATAAAATGCATCTTCATCATAGGCATAGAATACTTGCCCTGGAGACCATTCAGTTTTGACCAGTTCAATTTCTTCTAATGTGCCATAATCATAGACCACAACATCTGGTTCAACCAACAGGTAACGTTGCAAGTTATCAAAGTCCACTGTTTGCTGAAAGAACACATACGGGCCAGCCATGGTAGAAGGTCCTACAATTTCTTCAAAAAAGTCAGGATTGTCAGGTACACCGTCATTGTCCGAATCTCGATAACTTACCAACACCTGGAAGTCGTCTACATAACCATCACTTTCCACAGGTTGACCAATGATTGTGGTATAGATATCACCGGGCAATGGCTCTGTTGAGTTGGGTTGTGTGTTGACTGCCAGCACATTGATAAAGTCTTTGATAATAGTGCCAGTGCGGCTGTCGTATACCAGTTGGTCTTCGTAGAAGAAGAAACGTGTTTGCAATACTGATCCAAAGTTGTAACTCAGACCACGGAATGTGATTGTATAGTTTTGATTTTGTACTACAAATTGCACCAACCAGGAAGCATCAAGATTGGTACCTGAAGTATTGCCGGCATACTGTTGACTCCACGACGCAGGGTTGCTTTGTGAATAAGCATCAAGATTAGTGCTGGTAATGAGATACCAACTGTAAGGTGTTCCAGTTATGTCACCGTTGCTGTCATATCCTAGACCAAAATTACGATACAACAACATTTGTTCGGCTATTTGTTGTTCAATGGTAGTGGGAAGATCTGTTACAAACAGTGGAATAATTGTGTCAACCAGTGCACCAGTGGGCACAAAATTGTTGATAGTAACTGGGCCTGCACCGGATGTTAAGTTGCCAACGCCATTGTTGTATCCATCGCCGACGATTTGTTGCGGACTGGCCCAGATTTCCAAGCGCTCGTCTGCTCGCATGGGTGTGCCTTGCACCAATCTGTTGTTGCGATCAAAGTAGTAGCCAGTGGGCGGCACAAACTTGATCAAACTGCCCACAATTACATATTGAAACATTGTGGTAGTAGTAGTACCAATGGGTATAGGTGTTCCTGTGGCATCAGTGAAGTACCCAGTGGTTTCATTGGCCAGCGTTGTGCTTTGACGCCATTGATAGTTAGGTAACCATGTTATGCCATTGGGTGTGGTTGTAGAAGTAACTCGTGGAAAATTAGCATAATAAAATTGCCGCATGGTGTAACCACCAATGTCAGGCTGCACTTGATTGGCAATAACATCTGCAATTTCGTTACGATTGGTCCAAGAGAAAAGTATAGTAGGCAAAATATTTTGTTGCCATATGCCGCCATCACTTGAGAATGTGTTGGTTGAACTGTACTTGCCTGTGTTGTCTACCAAGTCAAGATATCGGCTGGTACCAATTGATGCACGATTCAATGCTTTGCTTTTGATAATACTGTTGTACTGTGTGTATGGAAACAGATTGTAATCTTCTCCGTTGACCATGCGGTTCTGTGTGTAGTAACGAGCAGGAGCACGTTGTTTGATTTCGCCAATGGGCTCACGTGCTTGGCTGTTGCTCACAGGACGTGTGATGCCGCAGGTGAATGTGATGGTCTGCAAGTTGCCGTTGCGGTCAGTGTAACTGATGGGCAGCACAACGTTTTGCATTTCTTCTGGGTTGATGATGTATTGCAAACCGTTTGAGGCTCGCACATACGCACGGAAAATGCCCACAGGAATCTCTGAGAACACCCCATCACCAAATACCATGGTAATCTGGTCGTTGGCTCTGCTGGTCACAGAATAAATGGGTTGCAACACATTGTTGCGTTGTGCTGCCGCAGTATAAACATTTTCTACATATTGCCATGAACGATTGATATTGCCCACGTTGTCCAGTTGAAACAGCCAACGGTCTTCGTTGTTGACTCCTTCAATGTTGATGTCTACTGTACGATTGGCAATGCGCTCAGCCAAGTTAAAGTCTTGATTTTGTAAGATACCTTGTTTGAACAAGAAAAAATAACCTGTATTAGAACTTTGAAATCCCAGTTGATCGTTTCTGAACAGTACGTTAAAACTGGTGTTGGGAGTAGGAGCAGGTTCATACACATAATCTCTTCCTACTGATGTGGATGTTATTGCTTCAAACGGCATGTTAATACCGTCCACAGTGGCCGAGTAAGGAACCACTGGTAAAAATCCTGGCACCAAATTTACAGCATATTCAGCAGTGTCCACACCCAAAATAGTTTGACGATTACCTGGACGACCCACACGTTGACTGTCTACCAGGCTGGCGTTGATAATAGCAGTAAACTGTTCTTGCCAGTCTACGTTGGTAGGATCAGCCCAGTTTACAGTGACATTGCTGAGATTTACACCGTTGTAATCCACAACATTTTCTGTTGTTGTGACATTGAATACTTTGAGATAACCTTCGGCTGCTGTGTTGCGTTTGGCTGTGTAACTTACTAGGTTGGCCAGACGTGTGACACTGTCTCTGCGTTCAGCTGTGTCAATGTAGTTTTCGCGAGTGTTTAAGTCTGTGCGAAAGGCCAGTGCCTGCCCCATGAACGCCATGACGTCCAGCAGGGCAATAAATTCTGACGATTCAATGTAGTCATTGAATGTTTCAGGATAGTACAAACGCAAATAATCAATGAAACTTTTACGAAGAGTTTCAAAGTCATAACTTTGAAAATCGGCTTCGCGGTAAGTTTGGTAGATTTGTTTCCAATCTTCTACACCAAATATTGCTGTTTGTCTTGTGGTTGTTGCCATTTTCGTATCGTCCGTGCTTTATTTATTGATAATAAAAACGGCGCAGTTATACGTAACTGGCATTGCGAGTTTGTTCGTCGAAGAATATGCTGAGAATTTCAGCGTTAGTGGTGTTTACAATGGTGATTTGTAATTGTATCAAGATGCCATTTTCTTGCGGAAACGTTTGAATGTCGCTGACGATCATTCTAGGATCTCCTCCAGCCACACGTTGTACTTCGGCGCGGATATCTTGTTGCAACTGTTCAACTTGATTCTCAAACAAATAATCCCAGAGCACTGTGCCATATCCAGGACGGCCTGGCAGTTCACCTTGCCGTATGTTGAATGCATTCAGCAGATCACGTTGAATCAAGTCAAAATCAGTCAGTGTGAATTTTTTGTTTTGATTGATGGTGTTGAAGCCGATAAATGTGGTCATGACAATATTTATGGTGTAATTTTAGGCTTGCTGGCGTGCCTGGGCTTGACGTTTTTCTTGTCTAATGGCTTTTTTCAAATCATTTGCCAATCGCATAGCAGTAATGATGTCAATTAGTTGTTTTCGAAGTTTTTCACTGAACTCTGAACTGTACGGGGTAGCATTAAGGGCTCGGGCTTCGATTGCTGAAGTCTTATCTAGAACAATTTGAAATTCAGCCAATAATGCATCAAGTTTTGCATTTTCTGCATCTAATTGATCAAATGGGGCCTCTGACACTTTTATTTCTGTCAGGCGGACAAGCAAGGCCTTTATTTCTTTTCTCAATGCTTTGTTTTCAGCCACCAAGGCTTCATTGGCCGGTTGGGGACCATAGTTAAAACTAGGCACTTTGTCATTGCCCACCACTCGAGTTGTGGCAGCATCTACGGTTTGTCGATTCACTGTGTTTTCTGATTCTCCAGGAGGAGCCTGTTGCTTTACAGGGTC